ATAGTATTAGTATAAAAATAAGCAGTCCTTGATACAGAACCTGACCCACTAGATTGCAAATAAATACCACCACTATCTTGATTTAAAAGACTATCACCACCTTGATTAAGTATAAAAGAATCATCATCCCCACTACCACCATAACCAGATGGATTTAATTGTAAAGCCCAAGCACCACTACAAGTAGTTAATCCTGACCCATAAGTAAAATTATAAGCCACACCACTGGCAGGAGTAGTCATAAAATCATGCTGATAAATAATATTTAATGTAGGAGTAATATTAGCAACTGTGCAAAATGTTGATTTTGGTATCTGACTATAATGACCTGTAGTATCAATGGCACAAATGAAAAATTCATAAGTTCCATCAATTTCAGGTCTGTAATAAAAATAATCATCAGTTATTCCAGACCCTATTACCATACCTGTATCCCAAGCATTCCCTACTCTAATTTCATAACCAGCTAAATCAGCATCCTCAATATGAGTCCAATCCATCCTTATTTCTTGGTCTATTTGATTAGCTGAAAAAATAGTTACATTAGAAGGCGGGTCGGCCATACCAACTACATTAATATCTTTTGTAGGACAAGCCCCAAATGGTAATTTTTGGCCTATTGAATTAGCACTTGAAATTAAAATAGTATAAATTTCAGGACCACCAGATAAAGGCAAGTTAGCTATTCTAAGCCTATCTGTATAACTCCTACCAGCAAGAGTATAACCAGATAACGATGCTGATTTATACCAAACCTCAGCATATAGCCATGAGAAATTAGAGGGTACATCCCAATAAACATCAATATTATTTACAATAACTCCATCTTGATTTTTAGTAACGATCTCATCTAATTGAATATTGGTAACTGGTTGAACAGCTTTTAAATCACTATAGTTGGGAGTGGGTAAAGCAGGTTCATCAGTATCACAATTAAAAATAGTAGCATTGTATTCCACACCCTCAATGGTAAAAGTAAGGTCTGGATTAGCTTGAATTAAAGTTACCCGGAATGGTTTATATTCAATCCCTGTAGTCCCAAAAGTATAAACGTCAAATTCTGACGGAATAGTAGAAAAAGCTGTAACTGTTAAAGTATTCCAGGTAACTATGCTGATTGTAGTACTGACCACTGTTTGGATAACACTTACTCTATAAGTACCAACACCGCCCGACCCACTTAGAATTTCTTCAATTCTTGTATCATCAGTAACTCCTGTACCAGAAATAGTACAGCCGACTACTAAAGTACCTGAAGTTACTGCTGTAATTGTTAAAGTATCTCCTACTATCGACCCTGTAAAAACACCAGCTACTGCTGTAAATGTTTTAAAAGCAATGGAATCATCGCTTAATCTAACTCTAACAGAATAAGAAATTCCATTAGACATTAAAACATCTCTATCTAAAGTTACAGTCGTTGATGTCGCTGAGACAATTCTACCAGAATATCCCCATTGTGGTAAGTCATGGGCAAAATATATTAATTCTCCTATGTTTACAGCAATAGCATCAATTTCAGCAGCAAATTTAATATAGCGAGTTATATACTGATTATTATAAAGCCGGTATCTTGCTATTCTCCAGGCTTGAGTGATATTAGTACAACCTATTAACTGCAAAGTGACCAACTGTTTTGGTCTTGCACAGTTAGGGTCAACTATACTCACTGTTTCTCTTTTGTAATCATTATCCTCATTACAAAAATCAACTTCAATTTCTGATGCCCTAATATTAAGAGAAAGAAAAGTCTCCTCAAAGGAATCAGCTATAATATTACCAGAGGTGAACATTTGAACTGGAGTAGCTGTAGTATCAATAGTGACATAGTATTTATAGCCCTTGATATATATCATAGCCCTTGACATAGCACATACTTCAATAGCAGCATCCCATGCTGACATAGCTGAGTCAAAAATACCGTTAAATACGAATCTTTTTTCCCAACCACCAGCCCCATCAGGGACCATTTCATCACAAAAATTAGCCCAAGTGATAAATGAAGCTAGATCTATGTAATCAGGGTCTACTCCATCATATCTGACAATAGAGGACTTTGTAGACGTAAACCCGCCACTGGGTCTATTAATTACCGGCTGAGTAAGAATGTCAAAAGCTACCCAAGCAGGATTATCACTCCAAACACATTCTAATGAAGTTGGGGTTGGGTAAACAGCAACTATACTGCCCGTGACTTTACAGGAGAAATCTAAAGCACCCGATAATTGGTTAGTAGCTAAAGCCTCAACTCCAACCAAAGCACAACGTGGATAAGTAAAATCGTCCTTTATAATTTCTGTTAATCCAGTCCAATTAAGATGGTCCGAAAGCCCTGTGGCTACACTATCCTCAGTAACTCTACATAAGGCTACTTCATATTTATTACCTTTGGCTAAGTTATCTATTTTAAAATCTTTTGAAAAAGAAGAGGTCTTTTTTTCTGTGACAGTCTGAGTACTGTGTAATATCCAAGTTTGATTTTCTATTCTGTAATATATTTTAAATTTAACTTCAGCAGATACAGTGTCTCCACCTGAGGTAGTTGAACCCAAATATTTCTGGCCAATAACTGTAGGAGTAGTAGTGCCATCAGGATTACGCCAATCTACAATAATATCTTGATAATGCAATTGAGTACTAACAGGGTTAATAAAATAAAGACCATTAGGAAAAGTAACTGTTACTTTTAAAGCATCAAAATCATTACCTGTAGTAGTATAATAACTATTTTCATTATAAACTAATTTGTTGGAATAAGTGCTGTAGGGTCTATAGGTATCATTAAAATTAGGTATGACCGACTGAGTTACCTCTCCATATCGGTAAGAAACCACTACATTAGTATTTCTACCGCCAGTAGAATCAGTATAGCCAAAATCAACTAGGTCTTTCTTATTTATTTTAATATCAGAAATACTTTGTATTGGACCTTGACATAATAAAATAAGAGAGTTTAGTATTTGGTCTCCTGGATGAGAACCCTTTTCAACTATGGAAACATTGGCTGAAATAACATTTCCTTTAGCTGGGAATACCCCATAAATTCTTGGTACTGTAGCTCCTACCTGCTGTAAAGTAGCTGGATTCCAAGAATATGAATTAGATTGAGTGAAACCGTCACCACCCCCACCACCGCCGCCTCCACCACCTGGAACTGTTGGAGAAGCACCGGGGACATGGGGTACTGATGGGGCTTGGCCGGAGGGGAATATGCCATAACGATCAGCAGCATAATTAAGAACCAAAGCACCGACTCTGCCCCACCCACCGCCAGCAACTGCCATTATTCCTAAACCAATTTTTACTATTTCAGGATTATTTTTTGCCCAACCTTCATGCCAATCTGCCATGCCGCCAACGCCAGGAAGACCTTGAATGGATCTCCTTGCAGCATCCATAGATTGATCCCAGACACTACCCCCATTATTAACTGCCCCAAGTGCCCCTTTTATAGCTTCCCAAGGGTCGTGCCCACTTGAAAAAGGATTTACTAGTCTGTCCAAACCAAGTGCTGGCACAAATAAAACTTGTTCACCAGGAGATAATGAATAATCTTTTCCTTTAATTACCTTTCCATTTACTGATGCTATAACTGGAACACTTTGCGGAAAAATAGAACTAATCAAAGAATCGACTGATAGACCGTCTACATAGTCTATCTCATGGTCAATTCTATTTGACCTATCAAAATAATTAGGACAAATTGTGACTTTAATTTTCTGCATAACGCCAGTAACCATCTATTCTATTTTTCCAACGGTCAGAATCAAGATATTCAATACAGACATTTCTTCTATAACTTATATGAATGAATCGTCTGCAATCTTCTAAAACCACCCCTACGTGAGATACATAAGGTCTAACAATCATTAAAGCGACCAAACAAAAGGGCTGTGGCTTATCAATCTTTACAAAATTTTCTCTTTTTTCATCAAATAAATTACTTATTTCTTTTGCTTTTTCTGTATCTAAAAATCCATAATCCTCTACTTCTTTTCCTAATCTTTTATATACTTCAATACAAAGCCCATAACAATCAAATTTATTTGGACCCCTTGCCCCTGTTTCAAACGGTTTTCCTATAAGATCCTCAAACAAATTTTACTCCCGCTGTGTTTAATCCAGGGAATCCCCCAAAACGAACTGAATTGCCTAATGTCTGGCATGTTTTTAATGTATGATCACAAGACCCTGTGTCACCAGAATAAGTACATTCAACTCCTTTAAAAAGCCAATTACAATGACTGCCCATAGTCCTGAATAAAGGATATCTTAGAAAAGTAGGACTCATTAATCCAAGTGAAAAAACTACCCATTCATTATTACAAACAGTAGATAATATTTTAAAATGTCTTTCAAAATCAGAAAAATCACTTGTTAAATTAGCTGAATGAACAATATACATCACTACTTCTGAATCAACAGCCCCATCTAATGATTCAATAGTACCCTGTAAAACTCTATCAGCATTGGATACTGCTATATTTACCTCAGGAATATCCCCAGCTAACGATTGGGGAGTCATCTGTACTTCCATAGGAAATGGATAATAAGTAAAAGTCTGAAAAACAACTTCAGTTAAATTACTAGTTAGCCGAATAGTGGTATCCTCAACAGTATTCTCAGTGACATTAGCATCACCCTCAGCTTTAGTAAAATGCTTGGTTATTACTTTCCATTCACTGTTAAATAAAAGTATTTTCAACAAGATCAACCAAGGACTTGTATTAGATAATTTATTTTTTTCAGCAATTATTTCGGCAGGGATAGTCATTCTAAACCTGAATCAATATAAAAGACACATTCCACCGCTGATACTGGATATACTGAAACTGTGGGATAGTTTCATATCTAACAGTATAGACAACGGAAGTTATTGGGTGAGTCCAACTGAATGTAGTAATATCAAGTACATCTATCATGTGGGCTTCTAATAAAGCTTTATTTGCATTAGACAATAAAGAGTAAGACAACTTAAAATTTAGTCGTTGTCTGGTATACCTAGCCCTGGTCAAAACATAACCAGCTTCAAACTTACTTTTAATAGACGTAGGTTCTCTTCCTTCGTCTATTGGGTAATTCGGACGGATAGTAACGCCCCCTTCAGTTAAAGTAGGATATGCCATTTTATCTACCTAAACGGGCTAACTTGCCCCGTGTATTTATGTCTCGTAAGACCACATCAATAATATAGTTAGCATCACCAGCTTGTCTTGTTTGACTACTGGCTTGTAAAGCAACGCTACTGGCATTATCAACCATGACAGTAATGCCAGTAGCGTTGCTTTACAAG